CGGTCCGGTCTGGTTCGGCAAGGCGAGGCGGTCGAGGCTGGGTCCGGCGAGGCGCGGAGAGACATAGCGCGGCAAGGCGGTCACAGGAGTTAAAATATGACAACAGACACCTATGCAATCGAACGCATGATGCGGCAGCAATTAGACGGCAATTTCTGGAGCTTTGATGTCGAAGGCCGGATCGTCTGGAATGGTGTGGCGGTTGACTTCATCCCGCAGTTCAAACGCTACACATGGACGGACGGCGAGGAAGATCGGCCCAAGGCGCAAATCGTTCGCCGCGATTGGTTGATGGAGGACTTTCAGCGGATGGAGAAGCTGCGGATCAAGGGCAGATCATGGAAGGACATTGCCAGGAACTTCGGAGCAAGCGACACGGCCACGAGCGATTATTACAAGCGCGTCATTGCCCAGCAAGATGCGAACATGACCAAGGAAATCACGATCAGGCGAATGAAGATCGTCAAGTGGCTGCATGATCAAGCCACACCAGTGAAAACCATTTGCCTGTTGATGGGCTACGAGCGAGGGTTGGTCGAGAGCGTAACAGGGAGGGAATAAGAATGAAACTCGACATGACATCGCCAATCGTAAAGGCGATCTATCAGCGATACGAAGAGAACCGCCGCAACGCACACAGGCCGCATCTTGGCGGGTCGCAGATCGGGAACATCTGTTCTCGCGCGCTTTGGTATCAATTCCGGTGGACCTATACCGAAAAGCACGAAGGTCGCATCTTGCGTCTCTTCGAGACTGGCGAACGCGAGGAACTGCGAGTGATCCAGAACCTACGAGCTGCCGGTTGCACCGTCTGGGATCGCGATCCGGCAACAGGCCAGCAGTTCCGATATACGGCAGTTGGCGGGCATTTCGCATTGAGCCTGGACGGAGTGGTCGAAGGCTTGCCGGAAAGCACCAAGGTCCACACGCTCGAAGTGAAGACGATGAGCGAGAAGTATTTCAAGGTGCTGTGCAACCTCGGAGTCGAGAAGGCGAAGCCGATCTATTATGCACAGTGCCAGATCGGAATGCACTTGAGCGGACTAGATCGCTGCCTGTTCATTTCGGTCAACAAGAACACCGACGAGATTTATGCAGAGCGGCTGAAGGTCGATCATGGTTTTGCTAAGGGGCTATTGGAGATCGCGCACAAGGTCATTTTTGCCGAGCATCCGCCGATCAAGATCAGCAACGATCCGGCATGGTTCGAGTGCAAGTTCTGTCCATATCATTCGATCTGCCACGGTGACGATGCAGCGGAACTGAACTGCCGCACATGCGCCTTCTCGACTGCGGAAGAGGCCGGTGGCTGGTCATGCGCTAGGCACAAGAAGGCACTCGATGAGATCGATCAGCGGAGCGGCTGCGGAGATCATATCTACAACCCGGAACTTGTGAAACTTCCGGTGCATGACAGCGGCGAAGATTGGATCGACTATATCAACGAAGACGGCGAGATTGTGCGGAACAAGGGCAGGGAGTTTAGCAAGTGCTAGAACTCCGCCCCTATCAACGCGCTGCCATTGATGGCCTATATAACTATTGGGCTGACAAGCGTGGCGACAACCCCATCATTGTCGCACCGACCGGATCGGGCAAGAGCCTCATCATCGCGCACCTGATCAAGGATGCGATGAGCTATCCCGGCACGCGCGTTCTGATCTTAACGCATGTCAAGGAGTTGCTGGAGCAGAACGCCAGTGAATTGGTTGCGCTCTATCCAGAAGCAGATGTCGGCTTCTATAGCGCCAGCCTAAAGAAGAAGGTGCTGCGGAAGCCGATCACATTTGCGGGCATCCAGTCGATTCACAAGAAGGCCTATCAGATAGTCCCAGCGCCTGATCTGGTGATCGTGGACGAGGCGCACCTGATCCCGAAGACGGACGGCACACGCTACAATAAGTTCCTCTCGGACCTTCGCATATGCAATCGCGGTGTTAAGGTGGTCGGTCTTACGGCCACGCCCTACCGGCTTGATAGTGGCTGGCTGCACGAAGGCGACAACGCAATATTCGACGGCATCGCATATGATATTCCGGTTGCCGATCTCATGGAGCAGGGATTCCTGGCCCCGGTGATTAGCAAGAGCGGCGTCAAGACCATTGACCTATCGAACGTCGGTAAACGCGGCGGAGAGTATATTGAAAGCGAGCTTGCCAAGGCCGCATCTGACCCGGAATTAGTAACAGAAACAGTTGCAGAAATCGTGCGCTATGGTGCCGAGCGCAGGGCATGGCTAGTCTTCGCTTGCGGCGTCAATCATGCTGAGCTGTTGCGGGGCGAGTTTGAAACGCATGACATCGCGGCGGATGTGGTGACAGGCGCTGACAACATGACGGATCGCGCCGACAAGATCGAGCGGTTCCGGCGTGGCGAAAGCAAGTGCCTGATCAATGTGAACGTCCTCACGACCGGCTTTAACGTCCCGCATGTCGATCTTGTGGCGATGGTGCGGGCGACAGAAAGCACTGGCCTGTATATTCAGATCGTTGGGCGCGGAACGCGCATTGCGCCGGGAAAAGAGAATTGCCTGGTACTGGACTACGGCGACAACGTGATGCGCCACGGGTTCATTGACAAGATCAAGCCCAAGATCAAAGGGCGCACCGAAGACGGCGAAGCCCCGGTCAAGAAATGCCCGGAATGTTTGACTATGAACCATGCCGCCGTTAGGATATGCGTCGAGTGCGGCCACGAGTTCCCGGCTCCGCAGTTCAACCACGGCACGAAGGCATATTCAGGCGCAATGATCTCTACGCAAGTACAAGCCGAATGGTTAGCCGTCGATGATGTCGGCTATTCGCGGTGGCGCAAAGAAGGCAAGCCGGACAGCATCCGCGTCACCTATTATTGCGGCATCACAAAGATCAGCGAGTGGCTCTGCCCTGACCACGGCGGATATGCTGCGGAGCGATACCAGAAGCGGATGCCATCGCTAGGTGCGTCTGCCATGACTACCGAAGATGCCATGCAAGAGTGCGATAACTGGATCAGACCGAGCAGGATTAAGGTAAAGCCAAATGAAAAGTTCCACGACATTGTACAACTCGACTACAGCCAGCCCAAGCGGCTCACCGCCGAAGAATTGGCAGAACTCCAAGAGCCGCTGTTCTGATTGCGTGAGCCTCTATGATGCTCGATATTGCACTCATTGGCGCGATGTTGTTCCTGATGAAGTGCGGAAAGAAGGTTGCGATGCGTTCAACGGTTTCCCTCCCTTCTGAGCATGACGAGCAAGCCGGATTCGTTCAATGGTTCCGCGCCAAGTGGCCTCGTGTATTGATCTTTGCAATCCCGAACGGCGGCAAGCGCAACATCTCAACGGCAAAGAAACTGAAACTGGAGGGTGTAGTTCCTGGCGTGCCAGATCTGTTCATTCCGGCATGGGGAATCTGGATCGAGATGAAACGTCAGAAAGGCGGGCGAACTTCATCGGATCAGGATGACATGATTTCATACTTGGAAAGCATCGGCCACCGCGTTATTGTGGGTTATGGCGCAACCGATGCCAGCGACAAGCTGCTGTCCCTTTTGAATATGGGGAGGGGCGGCAACTAAAGGAGGATAGTCACCGCCCCTAGCATCCGGGAGCGAGCAGACCGGATGCTTATGTTAACGATTGATTGAGAATTCTAGTCTAGGCTTGCCATAGTTTCAAGGAGGAACGTCATGGCGAAATATGAATACGATGCCACACAAGAAGAGTGGCTTCATGGTGATCCGGGCGTCCTGTCCGGTTCAGTGGCCGCTGCTGATCAGCGGTATGCCAAGTCTACCCAGGTCAGGGAGAGCTGCGCCCCTCGGCTCTCCCTGATCGACTGGCTGATCTGCGGCCCAATCATGGTTGGTCTTGGCTTCCTGATGGGAGTGTACTGGCCATGATGAGGTATCTTGTTTTGATCGCCGCGATGACGGCTGGAAGTGTCTTGGCACATGCTTCGGATGCGACTCGATTGGTTACATCGGAGGCAAGACGGCAAGGCGTGCCGGTTGGATTCGCCTTGAAGATGGCAAAGATCGAGAGTGGTGTTCGATGCCATAACCACAACAAGCGAAGCAGTGCATCCGGCCCCTTGCAAGTGCTTCGCGGCACAGCGCGGGCTATGGGCTACCGTGGTGACATCCGGCGCGCTTCATGCGTTACGCAGACGCATTACGGAATGAAGCATCTGGCTATGTGCTGGCGCGGAGCGCGAGGCAATGCGGCGTTGGCAAAACGATGCCACCAGGTTGGAGTCTCAGTCCTGTACGGCAAAAAGAAGAGGAGGCGTTGATGACCAGAGAACCTGATCTTGAAACCGTCAACCGCGCATTAGCCGAGACGGTGAGGAAATTGCAGAAAGACTTGGCCGATGCTCTCAATGCGTGGCCGGGGGCAGAGCTTGATCCATATCCACAGGGAACCGGCAAAAAGACTGTGGTGAAGTGGTACTTGGACCTCCCCCTGACACAAGAGAACAGCAATGGTAGCGATTGACGCCATTTCCTGCGGCCCCTGCGCCAACGTGATTTGTAGCCAGTACGGTTGTCAGAGGCAGCGGCAAGCTATTGCTCCCTATCTGCACCCGCATTGCTCGGCGGTAATCGTGCCGCAAGGCTGCATCTGCCCGCCCACCAGCGAACAGACCTGCATGAGCGCAACATGCCCGAGGAGGTTGCCCCGCACATGAGGCGTTTTCGCCACATGCCTATCCCGCAGCACGCGCACCCGCTGGTGCGGCGGCTGTACTCAGAAATGAACAGCCAACGGATCGGCGTCACCGACATGGCCGAGCGGACGGGCATCTCAAGGAACACGTTCAAGGGCTGGCGGACGCGGCACTGCCCGCGCGTCGCGGAACTGGAGGCATGCTATAACGTTCT